TAGCTTGCAAGTGCAACATATTAATTGATTGATTGATAATGATATAAGTTGATATACAATCAATCAATCAATTGATATACAATCAATCAATCAATCAATTGGTGCATATACACAAAACCGACCGATTGATTGATTGATTGACGCCAGGGCTACCACCCCCCGCAACAAATTTTTATAATTTTAAGTTTTCATAATAATATAGTACGTTTAGGGGAGAAATGGCCCATTATCCAAAAATACGTTTTTTTATAAGCTCAAAAAAGTAACGTATTATAGCCCAAAATAACCCATTTTAAGGTCAAATAACGTCTTTTTAGTTAGTTTAGGTGCTTATGGTGGGATATGTGGAGATTTAGCAGAAACTGCCGTGGAGGGTCTTAATCGTTGTTTGCGTGACGTGGACGGAAAGAAAAAGCCCTAATTGGAGTCCAAAATTAGGGCCGTAAGTAATGATATAATGAAAACGAACCAAAAGTGAGTATGTTACCTAAAAAAAAACACTTTGGTACGTTTTTAATTGGAATATATGATTAGTACCATTAGTAGGACGGAATACCACGCTATTATTACGCTATAACGAATCATAGTGAGTATGTTCCTCATGATATACCATTACCTTCACTGTCACCTTTGGGTTCGTCATCTTCATCAAAGGTTAGTGCTATTTGCCTTATATCGGGAAACATCATACCATAATGCTTTTCCAAGACTATCTTCATAGCTTTAGTTCTTGCTTCATTGCTATTATCAGCTTCAACATCCAATTCACACATTCCACTGATTTGATATATATGTATATGGAAACTTCGTTGACTTTGACTCATTTCTTTTTATAACCTCCTGGCATTTGAATTGTCTTGTGGGTTCCATCAAAGGTATGGGTTAGTTCTTCAGAATAGGCTGATTCATTGTCTTCTTCGTCATATGCGGTTGCTGCGAAATAATAGGTTTTGCCTTTGGTGAATCCCTCTAATGTAACTTCACAGCATTCAGTTTTAAATGGATCGTATGGAGTGCAATCGGGGCCAAAATCCTTTTGAGATACATCGATTGTATTGGTATAATTTCTTGATTCAAGTCCATAATAGATCTTATAACCAGATAAATCAGGTTCGGTATTCGCATCCCAGGCTAATGTTATTGTTCCTGATACTGATAAGACAATGGTAAGGTTTTTTAATATATCTAATAGATCTTTTTTTTTATTCATATCGCTCTATGCTCCTTTCTTATCATATAATTGCTTATTTTTTATAATGTCAATGTCATCAAGAGGTCTAAAAAAGGCGATCTTTTCTTTTTGATCCCATATAAAGTCGAAATTGATGGTTTCATCAAAAGGAATGTCGTTCATTCTTAAAAAACTGATTGCTGAGAAGGCAAAGCTTCCTGGTCTTTTCTGAATGGCGCATAAACCACTTTCTTTTTCATTATTGGTGAATTTGATTGCTATTCTTTTCTTATCTTCTGATATGTAAATCATGACGAATTTAAATATATCAAGATCGAATTTATTGACAGCACCTGCATTGAATGATATTTGACCATTTTTGCGAATACATACCTTTGGTATATAAGATCCACCTTTATGAATGAATTTTTTGAAACCATCTAATTTCATTAGTCCTCTAATTCAACTTCTTCTAAAAGTTTGTCATCCCACATCGAGGAGCAGATTGCCACAGCTTGAGCTTGAGATCTGCCTTCATTAATTAAAACAGGAACACATCGGGCCATCCATTCTTGTCTTGTTTCATCATCATTTGGTTTTGGCATACCTCCCTCCTTTAATAGATACTTTTAATAAGATTACTATTTAAAAACTTTATCATATCTGTTTTATTGGTGGGTACAATGATTTTAGCTGATTGGATTGAATTGGGGATATAACCATATTTTTGTCTGGAGGTTTTGCGAAATGATCCTGCATCTTTGGCAGATCCATGCCATTTGCTATGGGTTTGAACGATTTTTTCAATTTCTGTCTGATAAACTGTTTTATATAATAGCATTAATCAACCTCCCTCATTTAATTCTTCTGGAAAATCAGTTTTTGGTTTTGATTCAGCAGGGGGAACTGGATCTTTATGATAGGGGGCAATTGTATCTATTCTTTTTAATTCGGCAGGAGAATACCAACTGGAGTTATCACTTTTAAAATGTACCAGATAAATTTCCCCCCGAAAATCAATTGCACATATTTCAATATATCCAATTTCATCACTACGGGTTTTGACTTCTGTGCCAAGGGGGAAAGTAAATACGGAGGGAATTGGTCGAATCGATGTTTGTGCTGCTTTCATTTGATTGACCAGATCATCAGATAAATCGGCTATTTCAGCAGCATCATTTAAACCCATTTTTTCTTCAATTTTTTCAATTCCTTCTTCTAATTCCTCTAATTGATTTTTTTCTTCTGGCATGGTCTTTATTCTCCTTTTTTTAGTAAGTAGTTTTTAACCAAGTCTAAGTCTATAATTGTTTCAACCATTGTCCTGTAAACATACGCCTTTATTGATTCTGCGTAATCATCCTTGTCATCGTCATACTCTCTTTCATCATCTTCAGAGTTCCAAATTTGTACTCCTAAAAATTCAATGCAAAAATCATTGCCATCGGAATAAAATTCCAATTTGTAATTATATATGGTTTCTTGTAATTTATTTTGATGTTCTTCTGAAAGTGATTTGTCATTCCAAAAACAATCATCAATTTCATCATTAAGTGAAACTACAGCATCAAATGCTTCATTGCCGATAACAGTATCAATAACTTCTTTAATCATTTGTATTCTCTCCTTTCCAATAATTGCAATACGATTCCATCGAGGTAACTCATTTATATTTAAGGTTATTTTCATTTCTTAATCGAATCAGTTTTTCTTTTTTTCCTATAATATCCAATAACAGTAGGGGAAACATTACAATTATAACAAATAACTGATACACTATTGCCGTGGTCTTCTTCTTTTACTGGCCCTTCACATATAGGACATTGTTTAGTTCTTTTATCCGGTGTTGGGGCCGTCTTCTGAGTAGAGTTCTTCTTCATTGAAATTATGTCCACATGATTTACATTGAAAAGTGAAAAAACCTTGGGGATCGGGGCAATCTTCCCATTCCATACCTACTAACGCATTACCACATACTGCACAAGAATATATTTTCATTGATTCAAGCATGACTGTTTCCTTTATTTACCGCTTTTATCAAGAATAGTGCCTTTTGTGGCCTTTTCCTCCTCATGATGCTTCTTTAACCATTCATCAGGTTGAAAGATCTTACCACAGGTTATACAGAGCTTACCAACGTTAATTGTAGCTACTGTCTGTTGTCCGGTTGGTGACATAATCGGTGAGATATACCTTAATCGTGCTGCTTCAACAAAGATCTGACCACCACAAATTTTTATTTCATCAGAGTCATTAAATTTGATTTCATTTAAACATTTCATTTCAATAGCAGAGTTGATTGCTTCTTTTGAAAAGTTTACTTGTCCAGGTGGGATCATATTCGATGGGGTTATTGGTGGTACATTCGGCGGTGGTTTAGGCATAATAATTTCTCCTTTTTAATTTTTTACACATTTTTTAATTATATCATCAAAGTTGGAATTAAACGAAAATTTATTCCATTTGGTACAATACTTGACATCTTGCCAATACTTATCACATTTTTTACAATAAGATATTATTAAATTTTCTTTCATGATAGGTATAACTTCCTTTTGCTACACCCCCTATGTTTTCGACTGTAAATAAAAATTCAGATAAGGTGAGAATAAAGACATAAATAATTAGAGTGATAATAAGAAATTTAAAATAAACTAAAATATGATAGATCATTACTTTGATTGGATCTGTATCTTCCAACCATTTTGCTGTTGCTTTTGATCTTCTTGATTTCATCAATATCCCCCTTCTGTAATTGGCGTAATTGTACTGTAGATCATACCAATTATAAATCGGTATCCCTTTTTTCTTGTTGAGGGAACAGTATGATACCAAACTGGTTCTCCAATATTCCAGGGATGGGTTGAGATTTCAAGAAGTATTTGAGTTTGACCTTTCATCAATATTCTTTGTTCATTTCTAAGACCACACTTATTTAAAAACTTATCATCACATAAAATTATCTTTTTTACATCTTTAAACTCACCTGTAAGAACTATCCTGTTTCCTTCAAGAAAAAAAACGTCAGGATCGGCTACACCATAGGAACCACCATGTTGTTGAAGTAAAAGCTGCAATGCAATCAACGATAACCGAATAAAGAATGCAGTTTCCATTTATTTTTCTCCTTTCTTTTCCTCCTTCTTATATCTTAATGCTGGACAGGGATCACAGGCTAAATCACAACCTGATAAGATCCAGTTATATTTAGGACAATAGAATAATAATCTATGTCTTTTTAATTTTCGATGTTTGGGATCGAACCAGATTTTTCTTGACCAATTTTTTCTTTGCATCTTCATTCATATCAAAATCGCAGTAATTAGCGAGTTGTTTTATTCTATCCCAAAAATTTTCATCGGGATTTACAAATCTGGTTTTTACTACTTCATTTGCTAATACAATAGCAGGGTTATCAGTTTTTATTTTACGATTAAATCTTGGATCATACAAAAGCATAATTTTTCCTTTTAAAAATTATCCCCCTCATTTATTAATTGCGTGGGTACGCAAGGAGGAGCAGCACCTTTCAAGTAAAACCCTCCTTAATAAGCAATACCCACGCAAACCATTTAAAATCTAATGTAAATAATCCCTCCTGTAATCCTTAAATTCCTGCTGTTTCCTATTATGTTTTATAACTAAATGCAGAAATTCTCCAACTGGATTATCTGATTTACAAGTCCACCAGAGATCGATATAAAAATCAATCAATTCCAGTATACGCTCGCTTCCGATGGAGGGTTTGGTGCTAAAAAATCCAGGCTTATATTTACAAGCCCTTGAGTCAGTAACGGTGAAACATTTCCAGCATCATCAATTGCTGCAACACCAAGATCATATTCACCATCAAGGCTTTGCAATTCGGCAATGGTATTCAATGGAACATGAATGAAACCATCTGCCTGTACTGCTGGATTACCAAGATCGACCTTGGCAACAGAGTTGTTAGGGGTTAACGGAACACCGGCTTCATGAGGTTTGTAATAAAGCTCATATCTCGCCAAGTCTGCTGATCCACTTGGTTTAAATTTTAAATTTGCTCCCATAATTTTATTTCTCCTTATAAATTTATTGGTTATTGGTTATTGGTTATTGGTTATTAGGCATCTTCAAATGGTTCAATTGGAGGTGGTGGAGGGTTTTGAATCCAGTAATGGTCTGGTTTAATCACCCTGCTTGCAATGTCCATTAGTTGACCAGCAAGTGCCATCAATTCTGCTGCCAATTGTCTATCCTCATCAGGATAATACGGTGGCATACAAACATCTGGTTTTGGTTCAACAATTCTTCTTTCATCTGGCATAATTTGTTCTCCTTATATATTTATTAGTTTTGAGATAGATTAGTCTATCCCACCACCAGTAGGTGCGGCAACGTGACCGTATATCATCCATTTACCAGGAATATGATCGCCTGGATTAGCTGGATCTGCTATTCTACCAAAAAGTGTTCCATCCTCTCTTTCCAATGCGCTGTGCGCCCATTGAGAGCATATTCTGTCTGTTTCTGTTTTTGCTCTATCACAAGTCCTTGCATAAAAAGCAAAGAGTCCGGTACGTGGAAGTTTAAAGGTAACTTCTATTTGTTGGGTTGCTCCTATTAAATATTTTTTTTCTTCTCCTTGATTCCATAAAAAGAAGTCATAATGAATATCAGGATAATTGTCATCGACAACAGCATCCCATGCAATTGTCATATCTTTATCAGTTGATTCCTGGTATAAAGTTAAACCACTTATAGTTCCGTCTTTTACCAGAGAAACATTTCTAACTCCCCATAAATAACTGTTTGGGGGATTGTTTGTATTATTAAAAGTAATGATATTTTCTAAGTTGTCATCACATAATAAAATATCTTTAATTTTTACTCTGCGTTTTGCAGACCATACTTCATTTCCTGCACTTGCTACATCTACAAGTTTTTTGTCATTTACTGAAATTTCAATTTCTCCATCTGAATCAGAATCCCATATTTCATACTCAAGATAAAAATTTCCTCTTATCTCATATGGAATTTTATAATCTACTTTTTCAATGTGTTCGGTATCACCTCCTGTAATATTTCCATATTCTTCTACAGCAGGTAATAGTATAGGGGGTTTAGGAGGTAAATACCCACTATCATAATTTGCTCCTACTTCAGTAGATGTTAAAGCTTTCTTATAAATAGCTACCAGATATATATCACCCAACCATGTTCGATCATCGGTAGGATATGACATCTCATTAAATAAGCCAAACTCATAAGATTCATCCCAATTGGAAAGATCTCCAGATATTGTTTGAGTTGCTACTTCAACCTTATCGATGTAAAATTTTGCGTTACCTGATGTATTTCTGGTATAGACAACATGCTGTAATACAGGAGTTGCGGCAATACTTGCAGCAGGGGTTGCCGTACTTGGGGTACTACCATTGCCAGGATTATCACTGGTTCTAAAACGCATATCCCAATGTTCTGCTGCTTGACCAAAGGTAAAGTTACGATCTGCACTATCTTGTGAAAAAGTAATAATTCTTGCTGGCCCCGATTGAGTATTGTTTAATGGTTTGATCCATGCTTCTATTGTAAATCCATTCGCAAATTCAGAAGCAGCTAATTTAGTATGGGCAACAGCGGTTTTTATAACGGTTGCTGCGGTGACACTTAATCCTGGGTCTAAGAATGTTACTTTTAATGGATCGGAAATAGTTAAATCAAGTTTAGGATCAATATCTGATTTATCTGATATTACTGTACCACTTGTTTCTGTAAAGTCATACAAAACAACTAAATCTGTTGTTACTCTGGCAGCACTTGCCGGTAAATAATTAAGTAAAAGAATTAAAATAATTAAAAAGAATTTTTTCATACTTCCTCCATGAGAGTTTTAAAATTATATATAATAGAGTATATGACAAAAATAATAATTCAGGTAATATACTCTTGCCTAAATAATTTATTTCAAGCCAAAGTATAACTGGAATAACCGGAATTGAAATTTTTAATCCCATTCCCATGCTTTAAGCCATTTAGTAGCTTCTTCATATGCTTCTTCATAACCATTGCCAAATCTTTTATACAATGGTTTTTGATGATCATTAGGTAAACTGGTATAACAGTTATAACAAAATGAATTTCCAGGTTTTTTATAATTACCACAGGCACATTCATCACTTTTTAATTCTTCTAATAAGAATTTGGCATCTTCCAGTTTCATTTTCTCACATTTCCCCTTATTTGTCTAACAATTTCCTTTAGCTTTGTTTCAGCCTCTTTAATAGTATTATAGATCATAGGGGTTTGTATTCCTGTCTTATTATCCCTTTCAACTACCGGAATCCAGGTTCCATTCTTTTTACCCTGAATTTCAAATTTAATTTTTTTTTCTCCATCCTCAGTAACATATTTTTTGTTTGTTCTGATTCCTCCTCTTTTCATGCTTTAACCCCTAACTTCCTCAAATGGAATTTGATGTATTTCATTTGGTTGGATATTTCTTCTTTGTAATTTTTTGATCTGAGATACCTATAACGTTTTTTTAATCGGTCAATCATTTCTTTTTTGGTATCACTTGTTTCAAGTATTCTTTTAATAAAACTTTTTTTCATTTCCATACCCCTTTCTTAAATGGAATTATATCAAAAATTTCTTTACCAGTAAGAGACAAATCAATGGTTTCTTCAAGCTTCATATCATATGAGACAAACTGTAGTGTTGCTCCTTTTAATTTGTGACTGAAGACTCTATGATAAGATAGTCCTACCCAATAACCTCCACGTTTTTTATCTTCATACAAACCCCTGGTAAAGCCATCACATTGAGTTTCTTGGTCTTTATCGATATTGATTATTTTAAAGGTTCCACTTTCACAAAAGACCTTTTCATTAAACTGGTTAATAATTAATGAGTGAGGGGCAGTAGTATGTCTTAATAATTTTTGATTGGTAAGATCATAAACTGCCCCCTTCATTTCTTCTTTATGTGTTCTCCAATTAATTCTTTTTTTAGCCATTTCTGCTCTTAATGTTTCAACAGGACGATTTAAATTTTTTCTCTTTTCTTCATGTTCTTCTTTTCTTTTTATAAAATCTTTATTACAGATATTATAATCTAAAAACATGCATGAATATGTGTTTCCGTTATTTATGCAGACATTATTGGCATGTAGCAGATCATCCCAAACATATTCTTTGCTCCAATCTAATTCTAATCTTTTATCAGAATCAAGATAATCAAAATAAACATCTTCTGTGACTACTCTTGTATTGTGAGTAGTAATAACGGAAATACAATCGTTTTGAGTAGAACAGGCCAGGATCATGTTATAGATCTTGCATTCACATAATGGAGTGATTGAATGAATCGCTTTGGTCAAAGAAAGGTCATTAATTATTTGATTTCCATTATTTAAATCTACAATTAATAATTTACTACCAACTCTGTGTTTAGGACAGAATATACCTGAATACCAAAAGTTTTTATAGTAACACATTCCCGTTGCTCTATGAGCATTGGCTCCTTTTCGAGTATGTGCTTTAAAATCCAATTTATGAACAATTCGTTTTCTATCTGTATCATAAACATAAAACAAATCATTTAAATCAGTTTTTGTATTCGCTTTGGTAGTTATACTAATTAATAATTGCATTACTTTCCTTTTACATTCATAAAACCAATATTTGTATCTTTGATGTAGTAAATATCTTCTGTCTTAGAAAGATATTGCATATAATCAGGTACTTGAGTTAAGTTTTTAGTATGAATATCATGCCAAGCAATTTTACCTCCACCATTTTTCTTTAAAAATGCAATTGCTTTTTCTGTATCAATTTTAACTCCATCAAATGAGTGATCACCATCGATAAAAAAGAAATCGGGTATTTCATATAGTAGATTTTTAAATTTATTAAAATTATAAGTGTGAGAATTAGCATAGATAAAATGAACATTAGGTAAGTGGTGGGCAAATTTACATAGATCATCTTTATTTTTTATCAATGCTCTATTTGAAGCAGGGTCAAGGACTAAATCTTCTCCGATATAATCCATTGTAAAAATTGATTTTTCTGGAAATTTTATTGCTATCTCATAAGTAGTTTTTCCATACCACGTTCCAATTTCAATAAAATTCTTTTTACATGATTGTTTCATTAAAAAGAGTAAAGCTGAAATATCAAATTTACTTGTAGGTCTTCTACCAAGGTCTTGTACTTCAATTGTTGGAATTTTTGGGGTAACGTTTACAATCATTTTATATTCCTTTTTTATAAGACCAATTCTCACCTAAGAAATGAGATTGATGAAGGTGTTTGCCTTCTGTCTCTCCAATATGCTGAACAAATGAAGGACAGGAAACAAGGAAGTATTTATCAGGATATTCATGTACTGCCCACTCCTGCAACCATAGATCGATACAAGCACCTTTCATTCCAGCAGGTTTATGTCCTTTTTCACGAAATTTAAACATATATTTGTCAATATTTTCAATACCATCTATAATATGTTTTACTGTTTTTAAAGCAATGTCTTTTCTAAGTAAAATACATTGTGTACCGTAAAACTGTTGATAGGACTGATTCCAATATTCTCTTTTTGCTTCAGTCTTTCTTCTTACTTCTTGATAGGCAGAATAAAAAGTAACCATTGGAACTTTATTAACAAATTTTTGATTTTTTGTTATATAAGCATCAATTGATCCTAACCAATGTTTACAAAATAAAAGATCATCTTCTAATTGAATAACATACTTACAATCTTTATCTTTGCAGTATTCTATTGATCGTAACCAATTTTCATTTCTGGTTATTTCTTTTTCTGTTCTATGAATAGTTAGATTTTTTAATGATTCATATTTATTTAAATATTCAGAAGAATTGGGTTTGCCATCAAATAGATGAAATTCAAATGGAATCTCAGAATTAAACAATCCAGAGTTAATCAGGCTTTTCATAGTGGTATGTATGTAGTTTTCTTTCGGAGATCGGTCTACAACTCGCATCGTAATAAAATATTTCATTGATTCTCCTTAAATAAAATCTGAATGAGGATTTCCATCTACGATCTGCTGAATCATTTCATTATGATTTTTATAGTAACAAATACCTCCTTCACACATTTTTCCAGAATAAACAATTGGATTCATCCAGGTTTTGATTATATCTTCAGTATTGGTTGTGCAAAGTTTATACTTTGGTATTAGTTTTCTTTCAAACATTTGAGTAGCACAGCAATAATAGATGTTCTTATCGGTATTGATAAAAGGCTTTATCCACATCATCCAGCATTTTTCTGGAATAGAATAATTCTTTTCATGCCAAAAAATTCCAGCTTCATTAAATATTGAATTTAGTTTTACTACTTTATCCAGCACACGAATTTTATCAGCATCATAAGAGTTATCAGGAATGATCCTTATATACTCTCCATTGAATCTATCTTTAAACTCTTTTAATTTTCTAAATGTACTATCATCAGTTTTATCAGTATAGACATAAGAAAATCCAAGAAAGGTATGTTTTGATATATTTGTAAAATTGAGTTTATCCTCTGAAGTGTAATCAATAGAGTTTAATGATACTCTGAGCCATGTTAAATTTTTAATAGTATCTTCTGTCAGATGTTTTTTTATATCCACTCCATTTGATTTTAATCCAATAGAATACCCAATTAATTTTGCATGAGAAATTATTTCATTGATGCTTTTGTGTAAAGTGGGTTCACCACCTGTAAACTCTACTGATATTGCACCAAGAGTTTTAAATACATTTAATATATTTTTTACTTCTTCAAATGTGAATTCATAACCATCTCTTTTTTTATTTGAACAAAAGTCACAATCAAGATTACACTTATCAGTTAAAGAAAAGTGCATTGATATTGGTTTAAAGATTCCTTTTTTTATATCGTTTAATCGGGCTGTATGAAAAAGAAGTTTGGTTGGATTGCTTGTATAGTTTTCTTTAAAATTGATACTCATTTTAAACCTTTGATAATGGAGTGGGATTGCTCCCACTCCAATATGATTAAGTAACTTCACTTATGAATTCCTGGATCAGTTTTAACCTTTCTTCTGGAGTTCATCCAGCGCCGGTCTCAGGACGAGTTGTTTGTGCGCCCTTCATGATTTGCTGGAGAGCAGCAACGGCGGTGCCTAATTCATCCACAGTTCGGGCCAAATCAGCCTCTGCCACCTTCTTCACACCGACCGACTCACTGATATCAACTCCTGCTCTCGGCAAAATAGCTTCTGCCAGAAATGCCTGACTGATCAGATTCATTGAATGCTGATGTGAAGCGGCATTTAGTGCAGCCAGTGATCCAGCTTGAGCGATACCTGAAGCGGTAGCGTTTGCGATAACCTTAAAGTTTGAATTTGCAACGTCTGATACAATAGTTTCATCTAAAGGCATAATTTAGTTCTCCTTCATATTCTCAAGATTTTCCTCACTTTTTTTAATGATTGCCATTAAAGAATCTTCATGTTCTTTTACAAGTTTAGTTAATGATTCTTGATAAAGATTAACTGTATCATTTAATGTCTCTTTATGTATGGCTATCATTTCTTCAAGAGAGTCTTGATACTGTTTAAATAGTTTGTCCATAATTTAAATCTCCTTTGTCAATTGTTGAATTGGGTTTATGTTATCTTTTCTGCATAAGCATCACCTCCTGACTTTAAATCCTTATTGAATCATCTTCTGAATGGTGAGTAGAAATTTCATAGAATACACAAGAATTGCCTTCACTACGAAAACGGTGTCTGCTGTAGGGCTTTACACGAATGGTTTTTTGAGGATAAACTTTACAGGGTATTTCATTAATATCTATTTCTAATACTCCCCTTACTACAAAAAAAGTTTCATCTTTTAATTTATGATAATGATACTTGCCACCAGATGACCATCTATGATGAACACAGGTAATCATTTTCCAGCAATAAAAATTAGTATTGATAAACCAAATTTCCATTCCCCAAGGTTTCATTACAAATGGATACATTATTTTTTAAACCCATTCTAAATGTGAAAGTAATAATAAAAATCCTTTGATTATAAACCAAGCTACGATAGATCCTGCAACTCCCACGATTATGCCAAACCAAAACAAAGGTGAAAAATCTATAAAACCTTTTTGATTCATTAAAAGAATCTCCCAACAATTGATGTATCGTTAAACCAAAACATATCTTTGGGTTTCATTTGTTGTTCATAATATTCATTCAATGCCTCTGTAACTCCAGGCCATCCTGCATAATCATGCCAAAAGATGATTCCATTTTTCTTAATCATCTTATGGGCATTGTATGAGTCGTTTTTGCAGTTTTCATAAGTATGGGAAGCATCGATAAATAAAAAATCAATTTCATCTTTATATCTACTGAATTTAATTTTAGCAGTATCTTCCCAAATTTGTTGTATTCGTGAAGTAATTTCCTGATCTTGTCCTTTCCACAATTTAGCTTTATTGCCTACATATCCACTTTCATCCAATCCTCTTAAATTACCTTTATCTTCTAATGGAAATTTTGTTCTGTGTTTTTTATTTTTTGGAAGATCAATAGTGGTAATGATTGCCCCTTCATAGTTGATTGCCATATTCAAAGTAGTCCTGCCATTGAATGTGCCAAACTCCATAATGTGTTTTGGCTTAAACAAAGAAACAGCCATTACAATAGTAAATAATTCAGTTAAGGAAATATTACCGGAAACATATTTTAAACATTTGAATTTGATTGTGGTAAAATCATCGAGTCCTTTTTCTTCAATTAGATCGATGAATGATTTCCTGGGGATAATGGGTTCGGGTCTATCCGTCATTTGGGTTGGTTCCTTTTTTAAGCAATGCTAATTTAGCCCTTTTTGCCATCATGCGTTTTCGATAAGATTTGCGATTTTGAATTCCTTTACATTTTTTGCAAATAAGATTTTGCTGCTTAATTGCCCAATTACCCCAATTTTTACCTTTGATTAATTCTTTATCACAAAATTTACAGGTAGGTTTTTGATTAAGAGTGGTAAATCTTCTGTGCGCTCCACCGATATGTCCTGCTAATGATTCTTTTCTATGGAAAATCTTTTTACAATATGGGCATTCAAATTCTCCATAATCTTTTTTAACCGCAATTTTATATCTGTAAATAGCCACATTAACCTTCCTTTTAAAAAAAATACCCCTATTGGAAGGGTAATTAAAAATGTATTATCCAATAGGGGCATATGTAAACACTCTATCCAAATTATGCGGTTTTTTCGTAAACAGGTTTTAGACCTTGTTTGGATTTCATCAATGCTTTGCGAAAAGCAGAAGTTTGTTTATTAAACAATGTGATCGCTTTATTGGTTTCAACGGCTGCTTTCATCTTATCGCCATTTTCATAGCAATATTTGTTCAGAAGCTCTGCAAACGTATCAAAGTGTTTTTCCAGGGCAGCATACGACTTTACAACTGCGGCCTCGTCACGCTTCAATAAAGTGTATCCAACGGCGATTTTTTTGGTGGCCTTTGGCCCAGGTTTCTTTCGTGTTTTTGTTTCAACCTCTTTGGACTTGGCTTGGAGGTTCTTTCTGCCTTTAGATGTTGTTTTGGATTGGACTTTCTTTTTAACCATGATAATCTCCTTTATTCTTGGGTTTTAACAATAGCAACAGGTTTGCCATATTCCTCTGCCAATATGATAACAAGAGTGTTTACCACCTTACCAAACCATTTGGTGATTTGGTGAAAGATACAATTTGAATGCATTGTTTTAATAATACCATAAAATTCATTATGAATTGATCCCATTGATTCAATTTTACCTTTATCATCGATATTTAATGGTTCCTTTCGATTGAAATCAAGTTGTAGATCAATATCTTCCCAATCAAAAGAGTTTATCAATTCTGGTTGGATTCCCATTTGTTCCAACCACTCATGAGCATCAGGAAGAATTATAATGAATGTTTTATTATCTGTGAGCAATGTGTCTGATCTATATAGACGTTTACTCATTGATGGAAATAAAAGATCATTTTTAGCTTGAAGTTTCTTTTTCAATGGGTGTTTTTTTTGTTCCGGTTTAATCGATAGTTTTTTTCTTGCCATAGTAACCTCTCCTAATGATCATATTGACGATCATACTTATTGAAAAAATAATTCCAGATATTGACATTGTGAAGATCAAAAGCATAATCTTCAAGGTCATAGTCATATCCAGGAGTATCGAGTTTTTTACCTATATCGACTTGTATAATTTGAAAGTAAAGATCCATTGGTTCCCATAGATGACAACAAAAATTTGGATCGACAAATTCAGGTTGTTTTCCCAGGTAATCCATTCTTTGTTGACTACGATTTAAAATGTGTCGGCATTTGCCTGAGAAAACATGGATCTTATTTTTGGGTTTTTTTGCGGATAAAAGTTTGAAATGTAAATTGGTATATCCATTGAAATAATTACAGCAGAAACATTTACCGAATCGGCAAAACCAATCAACACTAAAAAGATCAAGTAACCTTGGGGTAATATATTTTTCTATATTTTTAGGCCAGGAATTATCCAAAGTGGTGTTTGGGTTTCCCTGTAATTCCTCTATGTCTATTTGTCCGTAATGGGCAGCAATGGCAAAGATCTTCTGCTTTCTTTCCTGCTCTTGATCTTCAGTCATCATGCGATAATTGACAAATTTAGAATAGGAAATTTTCAAATGAACTTTTTTCCAATCTGGTAGATTTAAAAATTCGATTTCGTCTTTAATAACCATAAATTCCCCCCTTTTTGATCCAAGTTATTCCATATAAACCGCTTTGTCAAGTCCTGATTGGCCTCCAAAATTTTTCCAATCCGTATTCTCCACGCATTTTTTGATGAACAAATTGTATGAAATCATGATAATTGCATAATCTAATTATATCTGGATTTTTAGCAGACTCTAAATGCCAATCACAATATTGCTCCAATATCGATGCTGTTTCATAACCATCGATTATTTTTGGTCGGGTTAGATTCATTTTGTATAACTCTCTTTTACATGATTTCATTTTGTTGATTTTCATATCCAGATCTTGATCAAATTTACTATGCCACTTGTTCCAATATTCTTTTCCTTTTTCTCTATCATCTCGAAAAAATGAATCAATGATTATTTCCTCATATCGTTTCGATGCATCTTTTTCTTTACTTCTGTAATGGTGTAGTCGTTTTGTAAATTCATCTTCATCTTCAACAAAGTAAGTTTTCAATCCATAACGATTACGAGACAGGAGTATATCATCAAGTTTCCATTTGCCTTTATAGTTATAAAGCCAATTGTTTTGCGCCCCGAATCGTTCAAGGCGATCAATGATAGCTAAAAACTTGGTCATATCGTTATTACATCTAAATTTTAACACATAGTTTGTTAGTATCATTATTCGTGTATAGGTATTTGATTCATGATTAGTTCTGTGCTTTGAAAAATGTGAATCATCAACATTGTTCCAATAGCGCAAAATGTAATCGGTTGATTCATGATTGAGAGGTTCATTGGAAAAAAATAATTTAAGGTAATCTGAAAGAAGGGATCGTACTCTTTTTTGAGCAACAACATGCTGTACATTTAATTTCTTTTCTGAAAATATTTTGTTAAAATCAAAATCATAAGTATGTATACCAACGTGGTCTAATAGGTTTCTTCTTTTTTCATCAGGCAAATTGAAAAGATCATAATCAACAGAGGAAATTAATTCATTGAAACCAACAAAGGTTTTGTCCAACAAGGGTTTTGTTTCTGGTTGGGTTACAGTTAACTTATACCTTGGAATTCTTTTCATAGTATCTTTGTTCCTTTCAGTGTCCTTAGAAAAAGAAAAAGTGTCGTGAGAGGTGCAGTTGCGAAGCGGCTGCACATCATACGAAGTATGATGTTTTTCTTTAAAGCACTTAGTAGAGAGTTGACTATAATAATAGTTAATAGAATATATATAATATATTATGCATCGAAATTTTTGTAATGATCCCTGTAGTTTAGATACCAAATGGTTGCCCCTACCTTCCAAGAGGGGCAACCGTTTGCCTTGGAGGGGCAACCGTTTGATATCTAAGTTATTGATTCTGCATTCTAATTTGATTTTGAGGGGGTTGTTCGGAAGGAGGATTGATTTTTCGTGGTTGTCTTTTGGTTTTTCCGCATTATCTGAGAATATGTAAAATCTTAATAGTATTTTTCTTTTGACCAACCTCCTAATGGCCCTTTGAATCGATTGTCTTTTGACCTTCAATCGATTAGCTAATGTTGTCATTTTTAAATAAACTGGAGATCCGTTTTTGAAGAAGTAGGTGTGAAGGTATCGGATGATCTTTTTTTGGAGAGAGGAGAGTCCTTGATTTTGATAATAAGATGTGGGGTCTGAGTTTTCGGCCCAAGGACTATTTTCGATTAATCCTGTGTGACGCACATAAAATTTTAAGTTATTCCAAAATTCTCTTTTTTCATCCCAATAAATACAGTTATTATTAAATAAGTAATTTTTTATTTGACATTCAATTATCTTTGTATTAAGATCCATTTATACACTCCGATCAAAGTTTCCTTCTGCTGCTTTATTGGAGAGTCAAACCTTTAAACTCCTTTCAGGTTTGATTAGTTTTGCCATTCGTTTTTTCAACCTCCTTGGAGGGAGATTTCGGGGTTGGTCTCCTGGGTCTCCCTTCATCCTGCAAAAAAATACGTAATTCTGGTATCATATCACAATCCAAGTTAGTGTCAAGAAATTTTATAATTGCTTAATATAATTAGGAATATTGGTCGTCATCCCATGATCTGACGATATTGCCGTAATGTCGGGAAAATTTGGCATCGAATCTCTGTAAAGCCTTGAATCTTGCGCCTTTACGAGCATGAGTGAATGGGATTTTTTTGAAAGGTTCTTTTTCGTAGGTTTTGATGAAGGTGATCAGTAGCAGATGAAGTAATTCTTCCATCGAAATGTATTTTCCGGTTACTTTTTTGGCGGTCTCCTGGGCCAAAATATAAATTTCTGGTTCTACCTCAGTACTTAATAATAAAAGGTCTTTGTGATTTACTTTGATAGAATCCACGGCCCTTTTGAATTTTCCTTTATATAATCTCCTAATGTCTTTTCTTTTAAGGTCTCCGGTTAATTTTCCAATCATTAATTCCTGGAACTGTTCTGTAAATGGGAACCTGTCAGGATCTTGATTGAATCGATTGATCAGTTTTTGTCTCATTTAATTAAAACCCTTGACAATATTATGGGGTTGCATTTAAGGTTGCATTTAAAATAATAATAGGTTATTGTTTAAAATTATTGATTTAATTGAGGGAAAAAATGGCAAAACGACTGAATCTCACGACCAACCATACCTCAGACGAAAATAAACCACAACCAGATTTTTTAACCAAGGAAAAACTCTGCATGTATATGCAAAAAGGGTTAGACCTTGAAGATGCGGCAAAGCTGTGTGGCATAAGCCCTTACATGCTTTCTGTGTATCGCTCAGACGTTGAATTTGATGAGTTTGTACAGGAATGTAGTGTTAGGTGTGAAGAAGCCAATCTTGATAATATTAAAGATGCCGGTGATAATGGATTGTGGAATGCTTCAGCATGGATCTTGGAACGAAAATTTCCTGATAAGTGGTCAAAGAAAGATACGGTACGCCATGAGTACGATGTTAAATTGTCCTCTTTGGTTAAACTGATCTTCAAAGCGGTTAATGAGCTTGAACCATTCATTCGTATGTCGGTTCTCCAAAAACTTAATGAGCTTGATGTAGATGGTGAAATTATAAATTTACAGAAAAACAAATTATTGGAGTATGAAGTAAGCGACAAACAAATGAAAGGACAAGCAACGGGTTAATGGGAACTGTTTTTGATCAGGATATTCGGAAGTTTATTAAGGGATCTATTGCTGAGATTACTTCTTCTATAGATGTTTCCTATGAGACACTTGTTCCTAAAAAATCTGAATGGTTTGTACAAAACGTATTAAAAGATAACAAAGGTGAATTGGTTGAGAATGAAGGGGTGCATAATATTATGCATCGTTATATTCGATATGCCAAATCAAAAGGTTTCAATAAATATCTTATTTTAGGGGCATTCGGTCATGGTAAAACTGAACAGATATGTACCGGATACCTTTTATATCGAATTGCAAAAGATCCAAATATCCTCATTAAGATAGTTCATGTTTCTGAAACTGAAGCAGTAAAGAGATGCAGAGCTATCAGAGATTACATCCAAAAGGATGAAGACTTTCATCGAATTGCTCCTCATATTCAACCTACCCCAATTTGGGGATCTCAACGATTCACAGTAAAACGAAAAACAATGGTTAAAGATGGTACAGTTGAGGCATACGGTGTTATGTCTTTAGCCATTGGTGGTCGTGCAAATCTCATTGTTTTCGATGATCCCCAGGATTTAAAAACCGCAGTACTTGAACCTACCACAAGAGTTAAAATAGAAGATATTTTCAAAAATATTTGGTTGACTCGTTTGATACCACAAGATTCAGAAGTTTTGGTCATGATGAATAAGTGGCATGAAAATGATTTAGCTTCAATGATACAATCAAATCCGATCTGGTCATGGATGAGCATTGCTTGCACAGAAGATAAAAAAAACCTTATTTATAAGGACTCTTTTGGCAGGGAAATGGTTTTTCCAGTATGGTCTAAGTTTAATGAAAAAGATCTTATTATAAAACACAAGGAGTTGGGAACCAGAGATTTTGATCGTGGTTATCGTTTAATTCCCTACACCGATTCAGATAAAACTTTTCCTAATTTTCTCAAATGTTGTCATTACGGAATCTCTCCCAAAGCGCCTATCGAACATGAATCAAATTGGTTGTTTATTGGTGGTGTTGACTTTGCAGGATTGCAAAGACCAGGAACGGTGATGACCTGTTTGGCAGTTCATAAAAAATCAGGTTTAAAAGTTCCGCAAGAAGTGGTTATGCTAAGAGGTTCGGGAGATGTTACTGAATATATGCTTCGTTGGTATCGCAGATATGGTTGTGAATTGTATATGGCTGAAAACAATGGTGTTCAAGAAGCATTGATTGATATGTTAATATCTTCTTTAGGTGAAGATAAGTATAAACGTTTCGGAATTAAAATAGAACCTTTTCAAACTGGACGTAATAAAGCTGATTCAATTATAGGATTACCAAGCATTGAAAAAGAACTTGAAAATCAAGAATGGATGTTTTGTTTTCCTGACAAAGTGGATATGACTTCATTGGATGAAAGAAATCCCTGGCATAAGTTATTTCAGGAATTTAAACATCATCCATTTTTTGAAACAACAGATATTGTTATGTCTCTTTGGTTTTGTAGAGAAGGTGTTAAACAATTATTCCGTAAATCTAAAGGCCCGAATGTTTATTAGCGTTAAGACATACTTCTGTATGATGGCGTAAGGGAGATAATTATGCGAGTAGGCCCAATTGAAATTAATTTTAGACCTAAGACAAAATCATATGAACAATTGTCAGCTATAATCAGGAGAGAAAAAGGAGAGGGTGCGGTAAATTTAAAGAATCAACCTTCTATACAATTACAGGAATACAAGTCATGGGCTTATTCTTGTGTTAGTTTGATTTCAGATCGTGTATCCACATTGCCTTTTTCCTTTTATCGAAAGAGTACCGGAGAAGAACTGACAAAAACGAGTAAAGGTTATAAGTCATATACCAAACCATTTTTTGATCCTAATCCATTAATGAGTTTTCGGTTTGTAAAAGCATGGTGTCAGATCCAGTTGGATATGTGTGGTATGGCTGCTTTGTGGAAAGGATATAATAAACTTGGGCAGGTATGGGAAATTTGGCCTTTGAATATGAATGATTTCATTAAGTGTGAAGTTTCTGATGATTTAATTAATCCTTCAGTAAAGTATATTTTTAAAACAGGTATATCCAGTTTTGAAACATTCGATATTAGTGAATTAATATTTATTAATTACATTCATCCGATAAACCCCTATCTTGGTGCAAGTCCGATTCAGGCACAAGCTTATGCCCAGGATATTGATTCATATATTGAAGTTTATGAAAGAGACTTCTTTAAAAATTCTGCCCGAATTGATTTTGCGTTGACTACTGATGAAGCTATTGATCAGGAAAAAGCAGATGAAATTAAAGAACGTTGGAAAGGAAAGTATCAAGGAACGTTTCATGATGTAGCTGTGTTGGATTCGGGTTTAAAACCAATTCCATTACAATATGCCAATCGTGATTTTGAATTTTTAAACCTTGCTCAATGGACAAGGGAAAAAGTTTTTGCTGCATATCGAATACCTAAATCTAAATTGGGTTTTGGTGATAATGGTAGAGCAGGTGATGTGCAAAGTGACATATCCTTTAATAGAGAGTCGATTCAGCCAAGACTTACTATGTGGGATGAAGAATTAACTGAAGGCATTTTATCTTCTTTTAGTAATGATATTATAATTCAACATCAAAATCCAATTCCAAGGGATCGTTTAATTGAAGTACAAGAAGGAAGGATTCATGTAGGTGCGCCAACATTAACTGTTAATGAGTTTAGAGAAAAGACTCATAAACTTGACACTGTTGATGGTGGTGACAGAATTCTTGTTTCAAAAGATATGGTTCCTTTAGATCGAATTGATGAAATCATTGATGCACAGATTTTAGCTCAAACAGCAACAGATTCAGAGGATGATGATAGAGATGATGAACCTGATTCTCATGTCAATCCTGATGGATCAGATGATAGGGATGATAACCCTACGGACGGTAGATCATTGAGCAATGGACATTTCAAATTTTTGTGTGATGAAGTTAGATCCATTGTTTATGGATACATCGAAGAAAATCTTTGTGAATCAAAGGTGGAAGATATTGATAAGGATTTAAAAGAAGTATTTGCTGATATAACAGTCGGTATGGTCGTTCATATGCTTGAATACTTAGGAGAAAAAACAATCTTAAATGATACTGTGGATATGAAAGATTGGATTGCTCCAATGGTGGATAAGGTAGTAGACGAGTATAAGAACACATTATTAAAAAATCCTAAATGGGAAAATAAAAACTGGAATGATTATTTGAAAGAACAATTAGCATCAAATCCAAGACTTTCCAAAATTACAAATTCCTTGTCCAGAGCGTGTATTAACTATGCCAAATGGTTAATTTTCAGAGAACGTAAAGAAAAAATAAATTGGGTTGTAAATTCTAATGAATGTGGGCATAAAGGTAAGTTAAAAAATAACGTATCTGAAGATAATTTTCAAATAGGTAATATGCGTTTGAGATTTCCGAATGAAATATTAAACTTTTCATGTGATTGTACAATTGTAAAGGAGTAATACTATGTCTTATAAAATTTTGGCAAGAGATGGTCGTCCGGTTAAAAAAAATGGCGATTCGGTAAGGGCAATGGATTTTACAGTGGAAAAGATTGAACAGTTAGATGATGCTGAGAAATCCTTTATTGCTATAGCTTCAACTGAAGATGAAGATAGAGATAAAGACATTATTCGTCAGGATGGATGGGATCTTAAAAACTTTAAAAAGAACCCGATGATTCCTTGGAGTCATAATTATTGGGGAATTCCTGTTGCCAAGTCTTTGCGAACATGGGTTGATAAAACCGATAAGAAACTCATGTTCAAACCCAAATTTGATGCTAATGATGATCAAAGTATGAAGATTTTCGATAAGTACAAAAATGGTTTTCTGACTTCTTTTTCCGTTGGTTTCAGAGGAATAGAATTTGAAGCCAGAGACAATGAAGATCCTTGGTGGGGCGGTAAAGAATTTACCAAACAGGAATTGCTTGAAATATCAGCAGTAACTGTTCCTGCTAATCCAAATGCTACCGTTTCTATACATGGTTCTGATAATGATCGGAAAAATCTTTTACAGTTAGGATTTGAACCTCAGTTTGTAAAAACTGAAAGTGGTTTGTTTTATCCTGTTCGTATGCAATTGGCTGAGTATTATGCACCGGAAACTGTTTCTTTTGCTGATAATAGTAAAGATATTCAAACGGTGCTTGCCAAAACATATGATGAAGATGATAAAGTGATTGTTGGTTATTATTTTGATCCTGAGAAATGGGAAATCGCTGATATTCAAAAATGGATCAAGGACAATAATGAACCCACTTATAAACAATTTTATTATAATTGGGAATTGGTGGATGAAGATAAACAATGGGAAGTTGATACCCAGGAAGAAGAAGCGAAACTTCCTGAGTTCAATGAACTTAAAGTTTTAACAAGTAAAGATGTTTCTGTCGATGATGAAACAGTGGTGGATGATGATCTTGAATTGGAAACCGATGAAAAATCTCAGGAAGAAATCATTCTTGGACTCGGAAAGGCCATTGAAGAATTGATCAGTGAGCAGATGCTTAAAATGGCAGATGGTCTTGCCACAGGCTTTGATCAGGTCTTTGATAAGATTTTGGTGGAGTTGGATGGTATTAAAAAACTGGTTACTGAAAAAGAAGTTGATTCTCCACTTAAAATAGATAATAATGATGATCTCGATGATCCTGATAAATCTAAATCACAAACCGATGATGAAATTGAAATTGATGATTCGTTAATATCCCCTAACGATGATAAATCCAATTCCGATGATGTCATTGAAATTGATGATGATGTATTAGGAAAAAAAGAAGTTGCCAAGGTGGTTAGCAACGTCTTTAGGCAAAAACTAAAAGAAATATTTAAATCGGAAAAAGAAAAAAAAGCAATTAATTAAAAACTCTAAATTACTCTAATATTCATAGGAGGATTTTTGTTATGAAACTTAATAAGGAAGAATTGATTAAACTGTTAAACACTCAGGTAAAGGATTACATGGGGGGTGATGATTTTTCTGCTGTAATCAAGGGTACGGTTGAAACCATGATTACGGAATTGCAGAATGATGTGGATCATCCTTTCAACAAACGGCAAACAAAGCAGGTTATTGATTTTACCAATGGTGCTTTCAAGATTGATGGTGGTGTGATGACCACTCAGAAAGGTTCGATCATCAATCTTAACAACAAATCAAATCCCTGGATTGCTGCTTCTGGTGAGATGCAGGAATGGGCAAAAGACTTTGCTGTTTACCTGAAAACAGGTATTGTCAGTAAGTTTATGTCTGAGTCCATCGATGATGAAGGTGGTTATCTTGTACCGGAAGAATTCCGCAACATCATGATCATGTACGATGCTGAAGAAACTTTGGTCTGGTCGAAAGCTACTGTATGGCCGATGGCCGGTGAGAAAATTCAGTTTCCAAAATTGCAACAGAACCCCGATGTACAGGATGCAGGGTTTGATCATTTTGCTGGAGTCTCTTTTGAGTGGACAGAGGAAGGTGGTGAGAAGGCAGAGACCGAACCCACCTTTGGCATGGTCGAAATGATCGTTCATGAACTGGCAGGTTACACTGAAATCACCAATACCCTTTTGGATGATTCGGTTATCAACCTGATCAATTATCTGACTCGTCTTTTCAGAGCAGCATGGTACTACTACACTGACAAGGCTTTCATCCAGGGAACCGGAGGAAAACAACCTCTTGGGATTATCAACGATCCTTCGATCCTGTCTGTTTTCCGTCAAACCGCAGATACCATTGAAGTGCATGATTGTTTGAATATGGAAGCACGTATGCCTTCTGTATTTGATTCCAATGCTGTTTGGTTTATCACCAAACAAGGTCGTGCTGCCCTTCGTGGAATGACTGTAAGTTCCTCATCGAAAGAATTGGTCTTGCAGGAAATGTATCAGGATTTTGCCAAGGGTTATGATATGACGATCCTGGGTAAACCTGCTTATCTTGCTGATGGTAAGATCCCCGCACTCGGTTCTACCGGAGACCTCATCCTTGGAACGTGGGCATGGTACTATGTTGGATTCCGTCAGGACTTTAGCATGGATTCTTCTCGTCATTTCAAATTCCGTAATAACCGAACGGCCCTGAGATGTTCTGGTCGTCTGGATGGTCAAGCAGCCATTCCGCAAGCCTTTGTTCAATTGGATGCTGCTACTTCCTAATTAATTTTTAACGGAAGGAGAATTTTTTAATTAAAAACTAATTTTCAAATAACATTTTTACGGAGGAATTTATTATGTTTGATATGCTTAACAATTATAAATTCGGGTACTTTCAGCAAGCCGTGTCTGATGCCAATGGTGCTGCTGCAAATGCACCGGACGATGATGGTGTAGATCTTTGGGCCGATGTGCAGTTGCCCAATAGTCTGCTTATTTTGGCTGATGTTGGTAGTGTTGCTGGTGGTTCTACTCTGGATCTGATCATTCAAGATTCACCGGATCAATCCACATGGGATGCCGATTTCATTACGGTAGAGCAGATCGATACTGCTGGCCTTTATCTCATTGAGGTTTATGATCCTAATCGGTATATCAGAGTCAATGTTACCGTTGGAACTGCTGCATGTGTCTGGTCTTGCCTGTTTATGACCTATGAAAATCAGCGCAGACCTGTAACTCAGGTGGGAACTGCTCCTGCTTTGACTTATGGTACAGGAAGAAAACCCAAAGTATCGGCAACTTAATTCTGGTATAAAGCAGTAACCGGAATGGTTTTGGTTTATGAAGGGTAGATATTCCGGTATCTACCCTTTTATTTTAGGAGGTTATTATGAAAGTAAAGGTAAAGCTGTTAGATCGGAATTTAATAAGATCTTTTGGAGGGGTTATTCAGAGTATGGAAATTGATAAAGCTGATCGTTTTGTTAAACAGGGTAAGGCTATTATAGATGATCCTGCATATAAAAAAAAGATGCAGTATGGCCCACCTGATCATAAAGCAATTTTTCAAGCACCGGAAGATAAGCTAATGCAGGATTTTGAGAATCATCGATTTCCTGGGCCTGATGATAAACTTTTTCCTACGATTAGAAAAAGGAAATAAAAATGGGTTTAAATAATAATGCATTAATAGATACTACTTATTTTTATCAAATGTATGTTGATGAAGATTGGCTTGAGGATGAAAAAGAAAAAACAAGAATAGAGGAAATGATTAATGCTGTGTCCTCTGAATTTGAAAAATTCTGTAATCGTAAATTGAAAGCAAGGGATTATACTTATGATCCAGCGGATACAGATGATTACAGTATTGAAAATCTTCATTATGCATTATTTGATGCTCCTCAAGGAAGCACCTTTTGGTTTCCTACCTATCCGGTAAATTCAATTACTGAATTTATTATAAGTGGTACTGCTATTACTGTTGCTGCATCTAATGATTATGATGCTTCTGATGGATATAGGCTTTATCCACGCAGAGGTAAGATAGTTTATGGTCAAGGATTTGATTATTCATATCTACAAAATGTTCAAATTAAATGGAATGGTGGATATGGTGATGATCATGAATCTATGTCAGATTTAAAATACCTTTGTTTTTCTGCAATAAAACAATTTATGAATGCTCCTGATAACGAAATGCTTCAATCTGAACGCATTGGAAACTATACTTATAAATTAATGTCACCAGAATTTCAAAGAGAGTTGAGAGGATTGGCTCCAACTATATTTGAAAATTTGATGCCATATAGAAAGGTAGCATTTGGATAATGGGCTATAATAATCTATTAGTTCAACGATGTGATATATATCGTAAGACTGTTGATAAGGCTGAAAGTCATGGGTATACAGCAGATGCAACATGGACTTTATTAGCTTCAAGTGTGGCCTGTCGTGGTCAAAATTTATTTGAAAGTTCTGCTGGAATAAGAATGCAGACCGCAGGTATTTCTTCAGAAAATGATTACTTGTTTTTCTTTAAGAAAAATCAGGATATTCAAAGAGGAGATAAAATAATTTGGAACGGGGATGAACTTTTTGTAAAACCTGTTCAACAAGTTTATGATAGAAGAACAATACATCATAAAGAAGTTTATTGTGGATTAAGTGAAACTTAATGACGTTAAGAACTGACATAAAAGAAGAAAAAGTTGCCCTTAATGCAATTGCAAAAGGATCTGGATTAGGCAAACGAATCAATGAGTTTGTTCTTCGACCAGTTCTTGATCAAATAGAACGAGCGTCAAATGAGATAATGGAAGATCTTGGTTTTATGATCGTATCGGAAATTCAACATCGTTTGGCTACTGCTCCTGCTGGAAATACTTATGAAGTGTACATGATAAATGAGTCTGTCAGGGGTAAGGGCAGATATACTTTTATAGGTCATTACACAGCTTCAGCAAAAGAAGGCCCACCAGCATCAGGAGTTCAAACTGATTCAGGTTTGCCTACAGGAAGTCTTTACGAAAGCATTTGGTATCAAGTTAGTGCTGATGGAGAATTAATGATTACTATAGATTCTCCTCAAGATTCTGAAAGAAATTATTTTTTTCAGCCAGGACTCGGTGTAGTAGTTGGTGGTACAAAAATGCAATGGCCCACATATGAAGTAGCTGAATATTTTCAAATTTTAAATAATCTTGGTGATGGTACTCGTCCTAATTGGTGGGGAAAGATAATCGATAGTAAAAAAGATTACTGGTATAAGTGGATGAGTTCAAGATTTCAAAAAGAAGTAAAGAAAGCAACAAGAATACCAATGGCAGGAAAAGCACTAAAAATTAATATTTATTGGGAAACTACATAATGATTGAAATAGATGAATACATTGTAACTACAATAACAGGGGATGCCACAATGATTTCTCTTATGGGCATAGATGTATCAAATAATAGGGTTTATGCTTGGTATCCTTCCCATGATGTTGTTTATAATTCTACTTATCCTGCTGCTTTAATTTTTAGAAAATCATCCGGTTCACGTCCTGGTGAAAGTTATTCTTATCCTTCTCAGATACCAAATATAAACTATCACTTTAGAGCTTTGTCAAAAGATCAATTGGTACTTGGTCAAGTTGCCGAAAGGCTAATGAATCTTTTTGATGAAAAGTATAATGTGTTATTAACTAATTTTGGTATTAAGAAGATAAGTATAATTGGGAATTCCGATGCTCCAACTGAAGGGGATGCAGGAAATCCCATATATGTGAAGATTGTTTCTTTTGGTCTTACTAATGTGGTTAGAAGATAAATAGTTAGGGCGGTTAATGCTGATGGAAAATACTTATAGGTATCGAATGATACGAGTGGTTTGTGCAGGAAAGATTAAATGCTGTAAATTTTGTGAAGATCTTGATTATGGAACTAAAGAAAAGAGAATAGTGCATGAGGGTTTTTGTTCAAAATGTGGAAGGCCACTTGATAAGAAACCTGGGGATACATGCAATTTTATCGTTGGTTATCAAGATCGTAATTATAGACAAGTAGATAAGATTCATTTTAAATGTAGAAATTGTCAAACCTTAACAACTATTTAGGAGGAATTTATTATGCCACAATATCCGCTTGTATTTGATTCGGATAACATATCTATCGGCCCTTGCTATGTGTACTTTGCCGGTGTCCACATTGGTCATACCTTTGGAGGTGTTACCGTTTCGATTACTCAGAACACCTACGAACTGAAATCCGATCAATACGGTGAAACTCCGTTGAGGGTTTTGGATGCAGGTTTGGTTATGGAAGTGACGGTCAATATGACTGAATCTACTTTTGACAACCTTAAATTGCTGTTTGCTTCAGCAACAGATGAGACTACTCATCTCACCTTTGGTAAACCCGTTGGTGAGCTTGTTACAACGGGTGAGCTTGTTCTTGAACCGATTGATGGATCTGAGATTTATCAGGTTTATAATGCTGCCCCGAATGTTGGTGGTGCTGTGGAGATTGCGTTTACCACTGACAATCAGAGAGTCTATGCGTGTCGTTTCATGGCTTTGATTGATGATCAGAGAGTTTCCGGCGATCAGTTGTTCCGTATTGGTGGATTCTCATCGGCCTAAATTTTACCTCCTTTCGTTAGGTCATCCATCAAAAAGGGAGATCTGTTTTACTCGTATGTTTCGCTAACTGCGATAAATGACTACGGTAATTATGGGTCTCTCTTATTCAAAAAGGTATTTTTAAATAATGAAATGTGGTGAATGCACTCTTTGCTGTAAATTAATAGATATTCCTTGGATGGATTCTCCTCCTGGGGAATGGTGTAGAGAATGCATTCCTGGTGTGGGATGTAAAATTTATGATGATGGTATTTCAAATGATTGTCGTTATTATAAATGTGCTTATAACGATCTTGATAACCCTTCAATAGAATTAAGACCAGATAAATGTAAAATTGTATTTGAAAATGTGGATGGTAGTATACTTCTTGGTACTATGCATCCTGATTATAATGAATCTTATAAAGAGAAAATAATAAAGGATCAGGTTGAGATCCTTTTAAAAAATAGAATTTCTGTTGTTTTTACTTCATCTACAATAACTGAATCTTTAGTATTTCCGGTTCAAGGAAGGGAAATATCAGAAGTATGGGAAACCTTAATTGTAAGGTGGAAGGAAAAACATGACCGCACCTTCATACACAACTGATCTTCAAACAGTAGACCTTGCAGAAGCAGTAACTAATTGGGCAGAAATTCCAAGTCGTAAATCAGGTGGTGCTGCTACTTTAGAAGATCGTGCTTTTATTCAGGGAAGCTATAGTATATCGCAATCAACAGGCGCAGCATCAGGAGCAACAGTTGGATTGCAATGTGACTATGGTGGTAATATTAGTAGTTGGGTTTCTGGATGGGCAATTTTTGTATGGCAATATTGGCAAGCTCCTGCTGTTATTGATACATGGGCAAACGGGGGAATGAGAATTGGAATTGGTTCCGGTACTGGTGCTATTGATTTATTCAATGCACAGGGAAATGATACAAGAAGAAATCCCTATGGTGGATGGGATAATATTGCCATTGATCCTGAATATGCTGGTGGATATGATGAAAGAGTAGGTTCTCCAACAGCAGGTAATTATCGTTATTTTTGGTCTGCCCCTAAAATGTTGTCAGCAGTTAGTAAAGGTAATCCTCATTGTGTTGATGCCATTAGATATGGACGTGGTGAGCTTATAATTGAACATGGCGAAACCGATGATTACGGTACTTTTGTAGGATTAGCTGCAAAAAATGATAACAATGAAGCCACCAATGGTTATAATCGATGGGGGTTATTTAAAGCTGAAGGTACAGGCTATCTTTGGAAAGGATTAATGAGTTTTGGTAATGCTACTAATGTCTGTGATTTCAGAGATTCCAATAGAAATATTACTGTTGATGATACTCCCCGAACCTATGCTGCCTTTAATAAAATAGAAATAAATAATGCCAGTTCAAGAGTTGATTGGATAGGCGTAAATATATCCTCAGTAAATCCTTCTGGTTTATCAATCGGTCAATTTGAAATGGTAGCTGATGCCACTGTGAATTTTACTACTTGTGTATTCACAGATATGTCTACCTTTGTTTTTGATTCCAATGCGACATTAGATGCTGTTACCTTTAGAAGATGTGCTTTGGTTACTCAAGCTGGAGCAGATTTAGATAATTGTATTTTTGATGAATCTCCTGCTGCTGTTGCCTTATTAGTAGATAATCCAGATAATATAGATAATTGTACTTTTAATTCGGATGGAAACGGTCATGCTATAGAATTGGGTTCTGCCTGTGCTGGAAATTCTTATACATTAACTGATTTTTTTGTAAGTGGTTATGCCACTTCAGATGGATCTACCGGAGATGAAGTCATTTATAATAATTCTGGTGGATCAGTAACCCTTAACATTGATGGAGGTAGTGGTGTATCGGCCTTATCAATTCGTGGTGGAAATGTAACTCTTGTTGCCAATTATTCTTTTACGGTCACAGGGCTTGAGTCCGGTACTGAGGTAACAATTGTCACATCGGGAACATCGACTGTTTTGCACCATACTGAAAGTGCTTCTACCTCAGATGGTGATGGTAAATACCAAATAACTTATTCACATGGAGGAGGTGCTACTGTTGATGTTTTAATTCATCATATTGATTATAAACCAGACATATCGAATATTTACGGACTTACATTACCAGGGAACAATTCATCAGCAAAGGTTAATATGTTTGTTGATGAAAATTATGAGAATCCTTAATTAAAAATTAATTATTTATTAGGAGGAATTAATCATGCCTAAAGTATTTGACCCAACTGATCTTTCTCATATTGTTGATGCGTCCGGTACTACTGAAGATCTTGAAATACAAACTGGTGCTAAGACAATTGAGATTACCACAGATGGTAACATTGTTAATGTACCTACTGGTGCATTATCAGGTGTTACCGGAAAATGTGTTTATTCCAAACTCAAAGAGATATGGAAAACAGATGATGATTTGAATAAACATAAATTTCCTATCCAAATGATTTATGAAGCATCGTTTGTGTGGATTAATGGATGGGGGCCATTGGATCAAACAACCAGAGATCTTATTCGGGATGCTGGTTTTCAGGAAACAGATGGTCGTGAAAATGCCTGTATCATTTCCCTTGGTTCAATGGATGCTGCTACTGATCAACCGTATTACACAAATGATTTTACGGCAGAATTTAATGAAAATAAAATTGATTTTACTTTTGCCGGTGAGATCAATGAAAACATTACAACCAAAGGTACAGGAGGATCGCCTGATGATTCTGGATACTTAAAGGTCTTTTTAAGAGAAGAACAAAAGACATTTGCTTCTTATGATCTTATCAGTGAACAGAGTCTTGCTGCACTTAAATTTGAGGCATATCGTCTTCCTGTTGCCAATGGTGATGATTCTCTGAAAGCCATTGATGATGATACTACGATTGTTGGTGATGCTGGTTCGGAATCAGGAGTTACCTATTCGGAATTGACAATTGATTATATCAATGGTGCATTGTTTGAAACGGCAGATGATACCACAGGTGGAGCATCAGATGATGGTAATTACGCCATTGATGATGTGGTGCAAGATTCCGCAGGTCGATGGGCAAGGTGTACTACCGCAGGAACCATATCCGATGACTCACAACCTTATGCATCTTTTGGTGGAACTTCAGTATGGGAAGCTTATCCTGGGGAACGTCAAGTTGGTTCAAATTACTATGCCTTTAATAGAATCCTTGATGTTGAGGATACAGGCAATGACAAAGCAAGGTTAAAAGAAATTCATTCCTGGACACAATGGAAATGTCGCCAAACATCAGATATTAATGATGACGTTGGTGGAGATACCTTTGGAAGTGTTAAAGGAAATATCGCCTTGCAGTTTACCGATTTTATCGGTGACACTTTGCATACGAAACCAGGAGTCTTCATTGATGGTTATGATACCAATGATAAAAATGATATTCGTAATTGGGATATTACCGTTGATGCAGTAGATACTGATGCTGGTTTAAAAGGACTTGATTCAGAGTATGCACCTCTTACTTCTACCGAAAGAGAATTTCCATTTGTTGCTGCTGGAAATATTGTCTTTTCACAAAACTTTGTCGATGAGGTTGATAACACTACTCGATATACAATGTACTTTCAGTATATCAAATCTCAGGCAATGACAGCATTGAAAGTTTCTGGTTCTTCCGGTGCTGACTGTACTTTGGATTGGACAGGGGCTGATGCAGGATTGTTAGATTTCTTGCAAAGTGGTGA